AGTTTGTTAACAGGTGCGATGACTTTATAGTGATACACAGATACATTCAGCATCCGCAAGAATGGATGTATAGTTTGATACACGTTAGAAAAATTAAAGACGTAGATACAGGTGGAAGACCGACTGCAATGGATACTCCTATACGCATAAAAAGTGTTAAGAACAACGTAGGATATGAAATAAATCAAAAAAATTTATTAGATTTACCAAAAAGAGTTCAAAAAGATATACCGTTTTAATGCAAATATTTATAGATGACTACACGATTGAGATACTTTTATGTCCTGTTTATGGGTTAGCAGTTGGGGTTAATTATTACAATCCTACAATGGACGAAGGAGTATATGTAGAAGAAGAATACTACGATGACGTTACTTTCTTGTTTGTGCTTTTTGCAATCAAGATACGTTGGTGGAAGAATTAGAAAAACTATATAAAAAACACAAAACTTGGGTAGATATAGTTTGCACGTTTGGCTGCAATAAAGAGACAGCAGAAGATATTGTGATGGAAATGTATATAAAAATTAAAAACAGTATCGACAAAGGATTAGATATTAAGTACGGAAAAAACGATGTTAACTACTATTATATTTTTAGAACTCTTTCAGGTATGTTTTTAGATTTAAAACGTAAAGAAAAAAATACAGAGTTTGTAGAACTGAAAGAACTTAAGAAAAAAACAGAACAAGATGAATTAATAAATTACGAAAAGTATTACGAAATAATTAAAGAAGAATTAGACAAGTTATATTGGTATGACAAAAAGGTTTACGAGATTATAGAGGGTGGTATAAAAGTTAGTGAACTAAGTAAAAAAACAAATATCGGATACTATTCTTTATACGGAACTTATCAGAAAGTACTGAAACATTTAAAAAACAAATTATGAAAAATAGAAAATTCTATCCTGTGTATACAGGAGTATTAAAATACTTTCCAGACGCAATAAGAGAAATAGCAAAATGTAGCTACATAGGAAACAAACAACACAATCCTGACAAGGAGTTACATTGGGATAGAAACAAATCAGGAGACGAACTAGATGCACTTACAAGACATTTGTTACAAGCAGGTACGATAGATGAAGATGGTATAAAACACTCAACAAAAGTAGCTTGGAGAGCATTAGCAAATTTACAAAAGGAATTAGAAAAAGAAATGTTATGAAATTAGGAGATTTAGTAGAAACAATTACAACGTATACAGGTATTAAATGGTTAGTTAAAAAAATAACTAAAATGTTAGGATACGAAGATTGTGGTTGTGATCGTAGAAAAGAAGCTTTAAACAATTTAACAATAAACAGAAATGCAAAAAAAGATTAAGATGTCTAAAGAAGACTTTCAGTCTTGGAAGTTGTTTAGAATTAGTACGTCAAATAAAATACAAGTTAAAGAGTTTAAAACTTTATGTCAATTACATAGTAAATATTTTCAACATCAGTATTACGAACCTTGTACTTGTAGTAAAAAAACAATAAACGATTGGATTGCACAGTTAAACGCAATTCACGATAATGGATATTAATGAAGTACATAAATTAGAACAAGCAGTAGTACATTTATTAAATTTTGATGGTTGGAACTTACAATGGAGTAGTGGTAAGTACACTCACTACGATGCTAGTGGATACACTCCTAAAAACCACAAATGTGTAATAGAAATGAAATTTAGAAAAAAGTATTATGAAACTAAATTACTTGAGAAATATAAATACGATAAACTTTTCGAAATGGACGAAGATATTGTCAAGCTGTACTACATATCAGACCCAAAAGGTAATTATCTGTTTTGGTTAAACAATCTTACCTTAGAAGAAACTACAGATATGTGGTGTCCAGATACAACACTTTGGACAAAAAAGAAAGTGCTTAAGCCTTGTTATTTACTGAAAGAAGAAGAAGCTACAATAGTGAACCACAGTTAAACACAGTTAAACATTGATAAACATTGTTAAACATTTATAAACATAGTTAACTAAAATAAATAGATAAAGTTGTTGTTTATTAAATATTTGTTAGTATCTTTATATTATAAATAAGAAAAACAATGACAAGATATAAATTACAAGACGAAAGAAGTTTAGGAGCTAGTTTTTATGCAGGAAAAGAATTAGGTCATTCTTGGTTCGCAACAAAAGAAGAATTAGATTTACTTTGGAGTTTAGATGAAGATACAATGGTTACAAGTGATAATCATTGGACAGGAACAGTTGGAGAATTATTAGACTTATTTGGTAATACAAATAAATTATCTGATAATCAAGTTGACCATAGATTTGGAAAAGGTAGATCTAAAACAGGTTTATCTTTACAAACTGCAGTTAGTGATGATGGTAATTTATTCTTAACAAGATAATGGATAAAAAAATAGACAATTTACTTTGTCTAGAATTAGATACTAATATTTTAATAATGTACGACCACTTAAAAGAGTGGAGAAAAAACAAACCTAATCACAAAGGTTTAGATCAAGTTATGGAATCTTTTACAAAAGTTAGTATGTTTATAAACACATATAAGACTGAAAGATATTTATACGAAAAGGCATTAGAGAAATGTAAAGAAGAACAAATATATTACAAGAACAAATATGCTGAAACATTGGAGAAATTTAAAAAATATAAAAATGAAGACAGAAACAGGTTTATACATAATACACAAGAAAGTGAGCGGAGTGACTAGAGTAGAAGCTTACACTAAAGAAGAATTAGAAAACAAGAATTTATTTAACGCTTGGTGGAACCAAGTCAAAAAACATTTTAGATATGAAAGATGACATAACAGGTTTAGAATATCCTGAAACCAAAATTAACAACGTTGCAAAAAACATTTACGTTGACAATATTTACAGTATAAAACTAAGCCACAACGACCAGAAAGAAGGCGGTTTCCCTGCAATTAAACTTTGTTTACGAACACAAGACAAACAAAAGTTTGAAATACATATGAATGGATATACTTTTATTGAGAATTTTACACCTGATCTTTTTAAGGTTATGTGTGATAAAGTAATAAAAGACATACAAAAAAGAAAAAAAGAATTAGATAAAAATTTATAAAAAAATGAGAAACGTTATAACAAATCATATATTTGAACATTATAGAGAAAAACAAAGAAAATTAAAAGAAGCAGAAACTTTACTGAAAAAAAATAATTACATAGTTTATAAAAAGAAATGATATGGAAAACGAAAAAAGAAGAATGGAAATTTTAGATCAAATTATATCTTTAAGAAAAGAGTATAAAGATTTACAAAAAAAAGCAAACAAACATTATCCGTTGATATGTAATACAATGAACGAAACAATGCTTTATGCACAAACACAAGATAGATAATTATGGAAACAATAAAATTACTAGATGCAAAAGAATGGAAGTTAAAAGAGTTGTTAGAAAAAATGAAAGACGATTCTTTTTACTATGGAGAAGGATCTAAGTTAATGTTAAGTAATAGTGGATTAAGTGACATACTTAAATCGCCAAAAAAATATTATTACAAGTTACAATACGGAGAGCCTGAATCACAGCCGTTAAGAGATGGTTGGTTGTTTCACACTTCTATTTTAGAGCCAGATGTTTTTGAAAAACAAATATTTGTAGACGTTGCTAGTAAAAACACAAAAGCTTACAAACTCGCAAAAGAGGAACACGGAAGAGTATTTACTATGACAGAAAAAGAAGATGCACAAAGATTACAAGATGCGTTTTATAAAAATAGTGCAGCAGTTAGTTTAATTGGTAAGTCAGAGTTTGAAGTACCTATTGTAGGAAATATAGAAAAGTATCCTTTCAGAGGAAAAGCAGATGTGTTAAAAAATACAGGAGGTATTATAGATTTAAAAACAACAAGTAACATTACACACTTTGAGAAAAGTGCAAACTTATATCACTATGACTTGCAGGCTTATGTGTATTGTAATTTGTTTGATATAAGCTACAAAGATTTTAAGTTTATAGCATTAGATAAAGGCACTTTAGATATAGGAATATTTGATGTATCTTTAGACTTTTACTTAAGAGGAGAGCAAAAACTTCTGAAAGCAATAAAATTATACGAAACGTATTTTATATACGGAGAAGATTTAAACGAATATACACTTAAAGGTACATTATGAGAGAAGCCCAATTACACGCACGATCAATAAAAAAATTGGTAGACGTAGATGTGTTTGAAGAATCAAGAAAAACAAAAGTAGTAGAATACCGTTCACTATTAGTACATATTTTATATACTGTTGAAAATTATACATTGTATAAAATTAGGGATTTTTTCAGAGCAAACGGAAAAAAATATGACCACTCGACTGCATTACACGCATTAAGGAATTTTGAAATGTATGCAAACTATAATAAAGATTTGTTGGTTATGTTTGATGAATTAGTTTTGTTAGGAAGAACAAACAATATGAAAATAAAAATAATATCTAAACAATTAGAAAAACTAGAGAGTTACCAATTAGACTATTTGTTAAATGTTTTAGAAAAATCTGAAATAGAAAAAAAAGATTTTGTTGAAGAATATTCTTAAATTGTTAAAAAGTTTAAAAAATTACGTTATATAGATATGCAAAGTTACAAAGTACAAATAGATCAAATACAATCTAATTTAGATAACCCAAGAATACTTAAAGAAGACAAGTTTAAAAAATTAGTCAATAGTGTAAAAGATTTTCCACAAATGTTAAAACTAAGACCTATTGTTGTAGATGAAAACAATATAATACTTGGTGGCAATATGAGATACGAAGCACTAAAACATATAGGTGTAAAAGAAGTAGATGTAATCAAAGCAGAAAATTTAACCGAAGAACAAAAAAAAGAATTTATAATAAAAGACAATGTCGGTTTTGGAGAATGGGATTGGAACATATTGTCAAACGAATGGGAAACAAATAAGTTAAATGAATGGGGTTTAGAAACTTGGCAAACAGAAAACTTACAAGACTTAGATAATTTTTTTAAAGAAGAAAAAAAAGAAGAGGAAACTCTTTCAGAGGAAAACACAGAGTTAAACAAAAAAGTAGAATGGTACGATTTATTCGTAGATTACGTACAAAAAGTAAATAGTAATTTATATAACGAAGCTTGCGAATATGCTGACAAAAATAATTAAAAGAGTAGTACTTGATTTTGAAGTAGAAGGTTTTCACAAATGGGACAATGCGTTAAAACAAGTAGACTTTTTAAAACACAAACACAGACACTTATTTCAAATTAAAGTAGAAATACAAGTAAACGATAGTGACAGAGAAAAAGAAATCTTTATAGAAACAGATAAACTTAAATTTTATTTAACAGAAAGTTATGGAAGTCCTTGTGACTTTGGTCAAATGAGTTGCGAACATATTGCTGAAGATATATTATTGTTTGGCTCAGAGGA